TTGGAGCTTACACACGTTTTGGGGAAAGTGTCAAGGTGGTAAATAATCCCTTTTATTGATGGGAACTCTCGGTTTTTCAATCAGAAAAATGTATCGTTTTTCTGTAACGCAAAAGTAGTAATTACTTCAATATCAGCAAATAGCGCAAGATGAAACAATGCCTTTATATTCCAAAATAGTGTTTACTATAATGAGATTATTTACATCACCTAAATTCAAAAGTATATCCGTTTTTGCAATCTCTAATCTTGCAAAATAGCATTATTTTCCAATGGAAAATTACTTTCAAAAAAATGCCGCGTGTGGAAAAGAAGGAGGGGCGGGATTTCAGCCGATTTCCTCAAAAATCGACCCTCCCCCCCCCTGATTTCAACCTCTCACAACCTTCAATTCCCTTGTTTAATCCCTTCCTGCTGCATTATCCCTTTCATTGCAGTACAACATACCACCAATAACAAGAAACACGCTCACAAGGCAAATAAACGCTGTATCCTTGCAAGGGAACAAAAAAAGAAACAGACAAGATAATTATAATCTCATCTGCTTCTTATCATGACAAATAAAAAGTATTCATTCTTCTTCTTCTTTCTTCTTTTTGATATTGGAAAGCGTTTGACTTAGTAAATGCGTGTAGTGATAATCGATACCTAAGATGGCAGCACAGAAGCTAAATAAGAGGCCTGCTGCTGATTGTATGCTTATATCGATGACTGCTATCGGATTTACCCAAAAGGCCGCGACTAAAAGAAATATTCCAACAGCCGCAAAAGTGTAGGCCAATATAATTTGCCCGTCCTTTGTATCAAATTTATTGTCTTTGTTGAGGTCAAGAAAGTTCATAGGTTGTTGGTATTGAAAGTATTATTTTATTCCGAGTTTGTTTTCTATCTTCTGCAGGCGTGTTCCCATTTCATTTAGCTTAGTTCTTACAAATGCTGCGCTGTTAATTGAGTCCCTGATAAGCGTTTCACTTTCAAATGCATTCTTCTTGTTCTCTTGCGCCGTTTGGTTTACCTCCTCAATCTTATTTGTGAGTTCTTCAAGACGTTGACCGATTATTTGAAGTGAATAAGCAAACGTTCCGAGATTATTTTCTAATAACTGATTGTTTGTACTATCACAAAGCAATCTCCATTTGCTCGATTCCTCTGAGGGCGTTTCCTTATTCTGATTTGTGAGGCTGATGAACGTTTTATTCTCATGTGCTACAACGTCCAAATCCTCATAAGTCTCTTTTTTGTCATATCGTCCCTTGAATTGTGGTATGACCTTACCCAAATTATATTCTGCCATATTGTTCTATTGTTATTTGATTGTTATGTTCAATTCATGGTCATCTATTTCAATGCTCACTTCCTCTTTGATTTTATCAGGTACACGCGCTTTGAGCATACCATCTTTCTCTATTTGAAACGAGATTAGTTTGTATGGATTTAGTTTCATAGTGTCATAATGATGTGGCCTTTATTTAAGGTGAAGTTGGTTGGTTTCTTCATATTATACTCGAGCAATGTTTCTTCTCCTGCATTGTCGGAATCATCGGTTGTTGGTATAATATCTCCATTGCGCTTCTCCTTCCTTGGTTTGCTCATCTTCTTCACCCCTTCAAAATCATCAAGCGGTTTCAATTCAATGAAGGTGTAGGTATAATTTATTTGTTGTGGGTCAAATGAGTAGCTTGAAACGATGAATTGCTTATCCTTAAACCAAGAGCTTTCTATTATGCTGTTGAATCCCAATTCCCGATTGAGAGTGATTTCCATCTTCAATTGAGGTGTCTTTAATTGGCACGTGTTCTTTAAGATGATAGATTCTTCTGCTGTTGCTTCATATAAACCAAAATCCATTCCTTCAATGAAATAGGCCTTATTCTCCTTGAAATAATAAGGTGATGAGTAATTGGGGGCTTTGTTATCATAAGTGGTAATAAGTAACTCCATTTCCGAGGCCTCTTCAATGAATCGGTTATCTGATAGGGTGTTTTGATATTGAGTTTCTGTATCATCATCACTTAGTCCAATGAACGTTGCTTCATAGTCGCTTATTATGTTTGCGGGTGGTGTGTACCTTATATATAAGTATTTATCGTCTGTTACTTTGAATTCTGATTGTCCCGTGTAAGGGCGCAAGAATTCAAATACAACATCTCCTTCCATTTGACGAGGCAATTTCACGTTCAGGCCTTTTCTATTCTCAAATAAGATATTGGATTTCCAATTTTCAAAGTCTTGAATTATATCTCCTGAATCGTCCAAATAGAGGGTGCAATTGTGTTTTGTTGTAGTCCAATCATCAGAACGTTCATCATAGTATAATTCACCCATTCTCAAACGATACTGAATGCCATTATAACGATTTGATTTCAATTCTCTACAAGGGAAAAATGCCTCATGAAATGATTTGAAATTAAAGTTGATATTCACGCACGCATTGTCATTCTTGCCCGTTACTATATGCCCTATATTATGCGAGAAAATCACTTGGTTGTTGTTCTCGTGAAATGGTGTCCAATTTACCGATTTCCCTTTAATTCCGTTTTCTTTCAACGTGTTGTTATCCATCTTACCAAAGGCGGTTTGATAGAGAATGCCACGTTTGAGCGATATTTTTTTTGGCAGTGCGTCTAAATCATCAGTTTCATGTGAATAGTATTCCACGGGGTGGCAAGCGTTGTAATTGAAGAATATATCCTTGTTGAAGTCCTCATTGTTCACCAATGGTCGATTATTAGAGCCGTCTTTTGGGTGTGATATGAAATTGTATCGTCTGTTCTTGGTGTAGTTGTATCTAATGAAGAAATCGTGCGCTTTTGCGTCCTTTGTGTCCGCGTTTGATATGATATACCACAACTGCACATCTTTTGAATCACGGCCATCATCTTGGAATGAATGTTGGTTCAACCACATATCTTTTTTGAAGTTCAAATCTTGCCTCTCAATGTGGCAATGATATAAGTTCTCATCTTCAAATTTCTTCTGCGTTTTCTCAATCGGATAATGTTTGCTTGTGAGTGTGATTTTGTTGTATGAGGGCAAAAGGCTAATATTACAATCGTTGCTTGAAACGTCTTCTTTGTTAAGGGTGTGTTTCTTTTTCAGGGTAACAAGGGGAAATTTCATGCCACTTTGAAGATTATATACTTCATATTCTTCTGCATAATTATCGATGAAATATACTTCATCTCCTTCTGTTACAAGCGTCCAATTCATGTATTTGCATATCTCGGAAAGGATTTCAAGATATGATTTCCCCTTGCCGTCCTCGTCAAACCAATTCTCTTGCTGTATATAAGTGGTTTTCACGACGTTTTTAGGGGTGCTTGGAAAGTGTACAAAGGTATAGAGATTCCCAAGCTGTAAGAACGCCAATTGGACATAATCAAAATAAGATAGGTGCTTCTTGGTTTGCTGTTTCACATAGGGGATATATTTCAGGGTACTCAAGGCACATTGGCATTCAAGTTCAAAGGTATCTCCAACGGTACTAATAAACGGCTGATTATAGGCGTTTGGAGTGCTGAAACCTTGCCATATTGTTTTATATTTGCCCTTCTCTTCCTTTTGAAGACTTACAAAGACATTATTACCCAAGGTGTTGTTTAATGCTTCATCAAAATTCTCTTGCAAAAAGCGGACGGTCATAGTTGAACAACGATAAGGCGCAAATACATCATCTGCACCTTCATATTCAATTGTAATTGGTTGAGACAAGAGGGTGATTTCCTCTTGCCCTTGTTGTCCCAAATTCTTGTTATATTGTTGATAATCAGTGATAATAATTACCTTGTATAACTCATTTGCAAGGTTTCTAAAATAACCATATCGATACATTGCTATAATACTCTACTTGTTTTATTTTGATGATTGGAAAGCACCCCTACTAAATCACGCCCGCTAATCTTAAATTGAACAGCTCCACCCATCGGGGCGCTGCTTGTTGATTGTCCTTGTTGGAGTGTATTATATAAGCGAGTTTGCTGATTTTTATTTAGTACAAGCTCGCCTGAATTGAGCCTTGCTAATATCTTATCCCCATGAAATGAATTGCCGCCCACAACTGAACCAACTATCCCGCCATTTTCAAACTTGGGTAAGCTATCAAATAAGCTCGTCACCAATGCCACACCGCTTGCGATTAAACCAAATGAGAGCAATCCTAAATTGGCATTAGAAGAGATTATTCCCCCAAGCGCTTGTGCTTTTTGGGCTTGAATTAAGGCGCTAATTTGTGGAAGCATTTGGGATATACCACTACTAACAGCACCGACCATCGACAAGAAAGAATCGTTTGTAACCTTTCCGAGATTTGAAAAGATTGAACCTACATTATTAGTAATATCACCCAAGTTCTCAAACTCTTGTCTTGTTTCTTCTATTGCGTTTTTGGCGTTTTCTTGTCTCTTCTCGTCAATGCTTAATTGTATCTTGTGTTCCTTATCTGTCAAGAATTTTAATTGCTCTGAGAGTGAATCTAATTCTGTCTTGTCTGTTGTTACACTGATAGACGTTTTCAGGCCATTTATTTGCTCCTGAACCTTCTGCAAACTGCCAAGCAATGAGTTCATGCTATTCTCGTCTACCTTGGGGTGTAAGCTCAATTCAAGTAACTCTTTATCGGCTTTCAACTTCTCAATCTCATCTCTGAGTAGGTTGAAAGAATCTGAACCAACACGCAAAGTCTTAATCTGCGATTCCTTGGAACTGATAAGGTCACTAATCTCCTGAATGCTTCCTTTCTCAATGGTTGGTTTCTCCTTGGTAACATTCACCTTATCATGAAGGGCGTTTCTCTTCTTGATTTTGGCAATCTGTTCTTCCAAAACGTGTGCTTCCATCTTGAGTTCTTGCAAGCGACCTGCGTTTGGTATTGTTCTGCTCAATTCATCGTTGATTCCTCTAAGTCGTTGTTCATAGTAAGCTAAACTTCCAATTTCAGGGGGTGCAATTTCCGTTTTATGGCCACCCTTCTTTGAACCACCTTTCTTGCCGCCGCCCTTTTTGATACTTGGAAGGCCTGAACCACCGCCTTTGTAAGTTTCCGTGATTGTCTTATTTTCTTTCACGTCAACTTTTACATCAGTTGAACCACCATTCTTCAAACCAAGGTAACGTTTAAGGTCGTCCCAAGCCTTTTTTATACCGTCAAATAGTTTCTTTATCCACTCCCATGCTTGTTTTGCAGAAGCCATAAATGCACGACCGATTGGAGTTTCTGAAAAATTACTTCTTATCCAATTTGCAATATCAACGAGGTTATTCCAAATGCCTTGATATGCCTTGACAATTACAGCACAACCAACAAAGACTATTTCAACGAGCGCTTGGAAGGTTTGCTTTATTGCCTCCCATGTAAGGCCAAGTGAAGACCAAACATTAATTTGCCCCTTGGTTTGAGACATTAGATTGTCCCATTGGTCAACAAGGCCTCCCCACCAAACAACCAATTCAGAACAAGAATCAATGAAATCTTGGAAGAATTGATATAATTGTTGCATTACCCCCGTTTGTCCGATACTTAGAAAAAAGTTTTCAGTAACAACACCGAGTTTCTCCCATGATTTTCCCAAACTATTATTCTGAACTTCTGCCATCTCCATTGCCGCGTTAGTACCATCAATTTGTGCGGCCAATTCTCCAAATTTTTGTCGGTTCTGCACCATGTTTGAGAGGAGTGAAGCATTTGCGATACCCACTAATTCAACATAATCAGCATAAGTTAGATGATTCTTTGCGGCCGCTTCTAATACATCATTGAGAGAATGCAAACTCAAATTATACTCACTATATTCTTCACGCACGGACATCAATTTGGAAAGGGTGCTATTTAAGGCCGTTCCCAATTCCTCAGATTTTCCAAGGTATTTATCACCCACCCCTTCAATTACACCAAGTGCCATATTCAGGTCAACACCCGCCGACGCAAATGCGCTGCCGCTCTTCTGCAAAATTTGTGAGACGTTTTCAATTTCTGCACTTCCAATGCGCGACGCTTGGGCTATTTGATTTGAAACATCAACGGCTGATTCCCCACTCAAATTAAAGGCTGCCAAAACGCTTGAAAGGTATTGCCCTGCGTCTTCTGATGATATGCGACCCGCCGCCGATAAAGCTAAGACGGCGTTACTCATGGTATTTAGGGCACTTGTATTTTTGACCAAATCGGGATTGATACCAATAAGGCCTTGTTGCATTTTGATTATCTCGATTGTTGCGATTCCGCTTTGGTTACTGAGTTCCTTTGCGCTCTGAGAGAATTTCAGCATTTCAGCATCGGAGGCTTCTGCGATATTTTGGAACGCATTGAGTTCTTGTTTAAGATTATCCCATTCAGAAATTGACTTGGATATTACACCGACGGCAACAGCACCAACGGCAAGCAAACCACCTGATAAGCCCGATAATGAACCGAGAACTTCACTGACCGATGAAGAAACACCACCACCAAAAGAACCAAACATACCTGAAAGGCCTTCAAGTTGAGAAGATAAACCACCAAAAACAGAATCCAATGAACCGAGATTCTTTTCAAGGCTCTTTGTCACTCCTCCAAGCGCATTTGAAGAAGTGGCCGTTTTCTCAAAACTCTTTTGAAGTGTTTCCAATTTGTTCTTGGAATTGTTGAGTGTTTTGATAAGTGAGCTGTCATCTGCTGAAAGTTGTACTGAAAATTTATTCTCCATCTGTTTCTAATGTCTGTGATATTATTCTTGCTTGTTCCTTTAATCGCTCAATTTCTGATTGCGTCAAAGGCTCGGAATTGGGGCTTATTTGGTCTGTGTTGTCGTCTTCTTTTTCCCAAGGGAATACTATAATTTGAGGATTTATCTTCTTAGTGCTGCTCTTCTGCAAATTGCAATAAGCGGTGAACCTCGTTCTTTCCCATTCAGGACGTTCATAGTATTCAAGGTTTTCAATAATGCTTTGTACCTCATATTCCTCCATCTCATCAAAGAAATATGGTATTGTGCAGCACTTAAACTCAAAACAAAACAACCTGAAAAGTTCATGCACAATCAGGGCTTTTTTTTATTGCCCTTGCCCTTTGATTCCTTCTCTTGGGATTGTGCAGCACCTGAAAGGAAGTTGGATTTCTGCATTGTTTTACTCAACCATTCCGCAAATTGATTCATGAGTTCAGGTTGTGGGTCAATTACCTCATCAATGAACTCATCAAAAGTCAAATCAAGGTCTTTATTTGATGAGCATAAAACACAATAGAAGAATGTACAGAAGTCTTCAATTGTTGTTGGATTGAAGTTCTTATTTGCTACTCTTTCAAACATAAAGAGTGAACGCATTGAATAGCGCAATTCTACTTCTTGTTCTTTGATTGTTACTTTCATTTTTACTTGTCATTTATTTTGTTATTATCAAATCAAATAATGAGAGATACAAGGTTTATTCCTCATACCTCTCATTATATAAATAGTGTCTTGGTCTTGTTTTTTTCAATCGCCAAGCAATTTATTTACTTAGCCCGATTAAAACTCACCCGCCTCCAACGTTTCATTCAACCATTGGCTAAATTCTACAATCTTATGAGGGTGCATGTCGATAATGTCCTTGAACAAGTCATAAGTAAGTTCCAAATCAGGTTTACTTGTTGCAGCACAACAATAGAATAGTTTACAAAGTCGTGATAAGTCTTGTGGAGCAAAAAACTCCTCCCAATTCTTTGGATTGAACTGCTTGTTTGTGAATTGCTGATACATGATTAACGCACACACGCTGTACTTGACCATAAAGGTTTCACCTTTAATTGTCATAAAAATGTCAGTCATCATAATATTTGTATTTTAATAATTAGTAAAAAAGTGACCCAAGGGACTTTCCCTCGGTCACTCATATAATACTCCGTTTCTTATCCAAAACCAAATCAATCACCCAATTTTTTTTTAGGCGGGGATTGTCTTTGCCTTTGAAATCTTGCCAACGCCTTCAAACTCAACGCTAAACGTTGCATTATCGCCCGATTGAGCTTGCAAGTCGAGTTTGGTGATAATTACTTGTCCTGTTCTTAGGGTGCTTTGCGTTGGATTGTTTGCGCTCCACGCTGTAAGGTCGCCATCCGCAACAGTCTTATCAGCCGTCTCGCTCTTTTTCTTGCCAAAATAAACGGTGATTGGCTCGAGAGCAACCATCTTATCAAAAAGGGTATCATAAGCGCCTTCACTGTACATGTGTTCAGCACTAATGCTCCAATTTACTTTTGTCGCCTTTTTTGAACCATAAATGCCGTGGTCTTTTGTACTCACTTCTTGCGTTTCAACACCGATTGTGAGGGTGTGAGACTTACCAAATGCAAGTGACTTCCCTTTGTCATCAAATAGCATGATGTCGTCTCCTCTTTCCATTTGTGCCATAATAGTATAAATTATAATTTATTTTATTTTAATCTTCTGTTGTTGTTCTGTATTGTTCTTCTTCTGCGTCTTTGAGTTGCTGTAAATGAGATTTGCCCTGAACCGTGTGTACCTCACAAGTAAATTCCATCGTCTGAACATACATATCATAGTCAAAATTCTCTTCTGCATTGACCAAACGCACATTTCTCATGAACAAATCAGGTTCTTCATCTTCTGATGAGTTGGAAAGCATTCTTGCGCCGTCAAATAGCTCTCTTATAAGACTTGCAGCGCCGATTGAGTCGATGTAACTTGCACATACAACATTTATGATAAATGAAACCGAGTCAATATGCAAACCGTCTTTTGAGAACATAGGCTCGCAACTCGTTCTTCTGTAAGTTACCCATCGTGCGCAATATTCTTCTCGTTTAATAGGGCTATGAACACAAGGGCTAACTATAAAATGTGACTCACCTTGTTCACGTTCATCTTCTGAGTCAAGGTATTGAAGCGTCTTATTTATATTATGAGTGATGATATCACCTATCAAAAAGCTATTGTTCATTGTCTACTTCTTTATTTTGGATAATTCTTTATTCATGAGTTCATCATATTTCTCTTTGAAATTGAAACTTGAAACCGCGTTTGTATAGAAGTTTCTTGCGGTTATTTTACCAACGCTCTTATTCTTTTTCTTCTGAAAGCGTTCATTTGTACCCGCGTTTAACCACCCAAGCCTAAACCACCCCGATTTCTTATTCCTGCGATTTGTCGTTATGCGCACGTTGCGTTTGAACGAGTTTTCTTGTCGATAAATGCGACCCGTTCTAATGCCATGAACCAATTTATCGCCAAAATGTGAATCTGTTATTTTGATACCTGATGATTTGAGGTTGCGTCGAGCCTGATTTCTCAACAAGAGGCCACAACGACCAATTGCCTTTCTCGAGGCCTTTTTGCTCTCCTTCTGCAACTCTGAAACAAATTGTTTTGCCGTGTTCTTAATTACCTTGATAGCTAAATTCATGATTACTCCTCAATGTTATTTTGTACACGGTCGCAATACAACCACAATTCTTTATTTGTATCATTGATAGCCGTTTTAACGATTTTATATGTCTTGCCTTTCTCGGAATCGATATTCAGTAATTTCAAAAGGCTTCCTTCTGAACAGTGCTTCTCATTGTGTAGACGAGTGGCAAAAATTCTGCTTGTAATCGGTCTTAATGCGTGTGCATATTCCTGATATTTGGAGTTATTCAAATCACGGACTTCTCTAATAAATATCTGAGGGTCTTTATTCTCTTTATTCTCAGGCTTTACATTTCCCGTTACACCTGTATTCCCAAAGAATTTATCATCTTCTTGTAGATTCTTCAATTTGCGCAATTTGCTTGAACCTGATTTGACCGTTGCCGCCTCTGTTTCTTTCCAAAGGCTCGGTTGCCTAATGACTGCCATTTTATTATACCTTCCTGCAAACATATCTATCATCCCCCATAATTCTTATATAAACTCAATATGTACTCATAACTATGATTGGCCGTTTGAAGATTGCTGAGCGATTCACGGTTCATATACCATGTACCAACAAGCAATTTAATAGCATGAGCAAGGGGCAATTGCTCCTCGCTCGTTATGCCATCAATACTATCACAGATATGCTTTTCAACAACAACCTTTGCCGCGTCAAGAAGGGATTGGAGATATTGATTATCCCCATTCCATTTTTTTTCAATGTTAAGGTTTTGTTTGAGTTCATCTATTGTAATTTCCATATCTGTATAACGTTATGAATAATCTTATTTCAACTTTGCCACTTTGATTGCCTCAGGGCGTAACGTCTTAACGTCGCAATAGAAATTCACTACAAGTCTAACGAGGCCTTGTGCGGCGCGACTAATTGAGTCCACCGTGATATCCAAATTTCCCCAATTTGCAATCACGACATTACTAAAGTCACCATAAGCAAAATTTTTGTCCTTGATATTTGAAGTGCTCATCGATTCTGTACCATCAATAGCGCCGTTCTCATAAACAAGGTTAGTGGTCTTATCTCCTTTCACCATGGTTCTAAATCCTGCCTTGGCCTTGGGGGAAAGGAGGTACACAACACGGCCATCAACATTTGCATTCTCAACTTCTGCTTCTAAATTTGTAAGGTCAGCAAACTTGCTAACTTCTGTGAGGGGTGCGCCGCCGTTGTAGAATATGCCCTCAGGCTGTGTATTTGAGCCTTGTTCAGAGTCCAACACGGTCTTTTCTAATTTGCTATTGATAGCGGAAAGAATCTCTTCACGGATAACTGCTTCTGCGCTTGCTGAATCTTGTAACAAGAACTGTTTTGACACGTCGACTATACAAGAAAGACGTTTTGGGGACAGTTTTACATGTGAGAATGTCAAATCACTCGTTGGTGTTTCCGTTGTTTCACCCTCCCAACTGCAATTTGCAGAACTCGAGAGCGGAAATTGTACATCGCCTCGGAGGTTCTCGAGAACTCTTGCACCCGCCTTCACGAGTACAGATTTGGCCTTCAATGAAGACATAACATCAAGTAAATTTGTAGCGACAACGTCTTGGCCTTCTGTCTGAACGGTAATTGCACGCTCTTCATAATTTGAAGGAAGTTGGATTTGACCTACAAGCGATAATGAACGGCTGCGCATTTCATTTTGGCCTGCTAATACAACGGCCTGTGATACAGAGTCTAAACTTCTGTTCTCACTAATTGCTCTAATAGCCTTGAGTAAAGAAAAATTCTTCTTCTTTTCCATTTGTTGTTCTGTATTTTTATTATAATTATAATTTTGTTCTGTTGTTCTCAACTCTTCATTGAGTTGTTCAATTTCAAGATTTAAGGCGTTGATTTTTTTTCTTGCCTCGTCCATCTTCATTTTGTCGTCGTGCGAGAAACTTCTAATTTGAAGTTTTCTTTCCTCGCAAAGAGCGGTAATCGATTTCTTCTCATCGGCAATTTGAAGTTTGCGTTCCTCAATCTCTGATTTAATATGATATGTGCTTCTCATATATATAAATAGTCTATTCTTCTAATAAATAGCGTGGTATCATCAAAGTTTTTCAAATTCCTCAATGGTTGCGTCCATGATTTGGTTGATTTCATCAGATTTCATGCGCACATCACTTGCACGCTTCTTCTGCAATTCCAACGTCCCACCATCAGGATATGCAGGATTAAAGACGCAACTAATTTCATACAAACGCATTTTATATATTTCATGGCACAATTGCGGGTGCTCAAACGATTGACCACCACAATTAAATTGATAGTTCCATTCATCACTATTCTTGTCCTCGTGCACTGAAAATCCAAAAGACATGCCACCCAAATCCCCACGTTCAACGCCTGATTTTACACTGCGTCCTAATTCTGTATTATCATCTAACTCGAGCATAAAGCGCAAGCCCTCATTCTCAACAACTTCAAGCATAAGACTTCCTTGCTTCTTGTCATCTTTTGGACGATGAACGCCAAGCACTTTGTTTGCATCATGGTTATAATACATGTAGATGAAACTTTTATCGATGTCTTCTTGCGTGATTGCGGACGGCTTTATAATTTCATAGAAATCGCCACCTATCAATTGCGACCAAACATTGAATCTAATAGCCCAACCGCTGATAACATTTCCTGAAAGTTCAATTTTGCCTTCTTGCTCAAATGAACGCTTCTCAATTTCCTTTTCCTTCTGTTCCTTCATTTTCTTCTTCTTGTGTGTCTGAATTATTTATCGTGTTCTGTTCTATATCCGTGTAAGCGATAATATGTTTATCACCTTCTTGTCCTATGCTTTCATACCCAAGTTCTAAACGCGCCTCATTGATTGACAAAATTCCTCGTTCTATCATTGAACTAAAGAAAGCCGCTTGTGAACTCTTGCTCATTCTAAGCATGGAATTTTCATCGACATCAATCTTATATCTGCCTTGACTTTGAGGGCTGAACATCTTGCGAGAAAACTCGTGCTCAATCATTGAAATGTAGTTCTGAATCGTGGTTGTAAGAAATAGGTTCATTAAGTCCTCAACATTGCTTGATTTATTACCCAAGCCTAAGAGTTCAGGCGGTACACCAAAGAATGAACAAATCTCGATTGCATTGAACTTTCTTGAATCTAAGAGTTGCATTTCTTCTGCATTTGCGCTCAATGGAGTGAATTTCATATCACCACCTAACACCAAGACACCATTTGTGGATTGCGTCCAATTGGCCGCCAATTGTTGTTTTTGAGCCTTGCTGATTGGGCTAAGCGTTGAAAGCACCCCACGTGCAGGTTGTCCGCCACTTTGGAATATCTGTTTTGCTGAATTTTCCGCCCCGTGTGCGATTTGCAATTGACGAGCGGCAAAACTAAGAACAGATTGGCCGTGAATGCCATTATTGGAATTGTTCTGCAAATGGATAATGTCAAAGGCTTGTATCTTCTGAACCTTGCTCAGAAAGGGTATTTGATAATAGAGTTCTTGTTTTTTCTTATCCCAAATCACCATCACATCGTTTGGCTCTAAATAGATAATGTCCACAACATCACCTTGCTCGTTCCGCTTCAAATAACAATATGCGTTTCCCTTTAATAGAACATCTGTAATTAGTTTCTTCATGAAGTTGTAACGGGTCATCACCATATTGTCCAAAACCTTCTGAAAGCGATGATTTTTTTGTTCTCGTGTGTTTCCCTTCTTGTCGATATATAAGACGTTCAAAGGTAAATTAGCCACCGTTGAACTGATTAAATCTACACATCTATACACAGATGAGAGATTTTGTGCACGGTCGTTTGGATTAAGGAGTTCTTGGAATGTAGTCATGCCCTGCGATATTCTCTCTTCATAAGAAATCGACGGCTGTTCTAAATTCCGCTTTTCCCTTTTTGTTATGTTGAATCCAAATATGTTCATATTTGTATTATTGATTTTTTCTATTTATATTGAGGTGTCAAATTGGGGTTGGAGGAGATAGCCATTTAGGCAGCTGAGCATACTTATCACGATATCGATTTTCCCTTTTCCGCTCTTTGCATCCCCCTTCTTCACGGGCTTGCAATTCTCGTTGTGGTCAAATTTAAGCTCCACGTTATCAAAGCACCAACGAGTGATTGGATTGTTGTCAATTCTGCAATTCCCCATCTTAACCAAACGTTCAAATTCCTTTGTACACCTATTAAACGACCCCAAAGATTGACTTATTGGAGTTAGTGGGAGGCCTTGTGCTGTGCAATCAATTGCCCACTGTGTAGCGTTCCAACTATCATAAAACACCCCTCCGAT